TCTTCAGGCGGGAATTTGGCCGACGTTTCCTCTGGGGGGCATGCCCCCCAGACAAAACACCTCAGCATGCAAACTGGGGATTTTTACTTCGGCACTTTTGGGGAGAATTCATCCGGCACTCACACACCGGCATGGGTTTCTGGTATCGCAGGGCACGTATGAGGTGCCCACGCATCGCCTTGGCGGTGAACGGCAATGCCATTGGCATAGACATCCCCGCTGCCTTGCGTGCTGCCACGCGGTGGCCAGCAACCGTGGCCTGTGCAGCTATCTCCCTTTCTGGTGACCGCTGGCATCAGTTCAGGTCTATGCGCGGAGAATTCAGAACGATACCACCATCGGTCAGGGTCACCGTGCTTGCGCCAACCTTCAAAACCATAGCCGCGCCACCACCACTTATGGTCACGCTGGCAGCACCAACGGACGCCAAAACATATTCATTACCAGCACCGGAGGGCCGACCGTTCGCGTCTGAATTCAGACTTCCCTGAATGCTGGCATCGTGAAGGTCACCCGACTCTGAATAGACCTTGACCTGCTGATCCTTTGACGGCGGGTTGTGCGTCTTGTTCGACCCCGCCGCAGGCTCTTCCCAAGGTATCCAGCCCGTAAGGAATGGTTCATCACCATCCTGAAGGCGCACACGGGCCAACCCGTTGGCCGCGTCAACCTCTTCGACCACACCAGTGCGGGACTGCGACCGGATGCGGCGTTCAAGTTCGCTCACTCGGCGGCGCAGGTCATCAATGATTTCCGGCAAACCCGCCATCAGACCGGCTCCGCAAGGGCCGTGGCGTCGGTTACAACCACGTCACGACCGACACCACCGAAGGTGTAAAGCCGCAGCGACCGCGCATCGCGCGTGGTCATGCCCGTCAATTTCTCAAACGGCGGATAGGACAGATCATCTGCATCGCCCAGCAACTGCTGGAACAGTTCAAATTGCGGGTGATCCACCGCCTCCATAAGCGCCATGAAACGCGGCCAAGGCCCACCTTCAGGAAGCGGCTGCCCATGGCGCGGGTCAGCAAAAACATCGACTGTCAACTTGGTCTGACCTGCCGCCAACCTGACATTTTCAGCAGAACTGCTGGACCGCAGATACTCCTTCGCAACATATATCTGCACGAAATCCCCAAAGACCTGCGCCCACTCATTTTCCGGGTCCACCAGCACGCGACCAATTTGGACATCCAGCGCGTCAAGGATTGCCTCTAGGCCCGCGTCCGTCGCTGGGAACAAATCGACAATCTGCGTTTCACCGGTTTCTTTGTTGGTTTCAGCCATGGTGACCGACACGCCGCAGTTGAACATGATGTCCACGCGCCCGTTCGACCGAAGACCAGATTGCCCCAAGTCTTGGCTTTTTGCCGCGTCGGTATAAACGGCGATGAAGGGGCGCTGCTGGTCACTGCGCAGCTTGCCATCCGCCGTTTGGTCGATAGCCGAAATCTGGCTATCCAGTACGTTGTCACCGACAAGCGTGCCGCCAGCCTTCAGAGCCTGAACCGCAGCGATGCGCAGGGCCATCATGGTCAAAGACATCAGCTTGCATCCCCAAGTTCGCAAATCAGCCGCAGGTGCGACCGATCATCAACAGAAAGTACTTCAAAGACCGGCTGACCATCACGGTCCAAGGCCACCAGCTTGTCATGCTTTTTCACAGCAAGGTCGGGATAGGTGGCGCGGTCGATACGCAGGTAACCACCGTCAGCCATGACTGAAGACCGTGCATTATTGCCGCGTCCAAAGTTCATGCCTTCAGGTTCACGGTCACCCGTCCGTAGAACGGCGGCAATCTCCACCTTCTGCCGGTCAGCGTCCTGAACACCATCCTTCAGGGGAAGCAGGCGGACAGTTTCGGCCCACACTTCATCCACTTCGGCCATCAGGTCTTCACGCAAGGAGCGGTCCATCAGGTCGCGGGCTGCAGTTCTGCCAGCGCGGTTACCGCCTCATCCATTTCCTTGGTCAGCGCTTCCCATTCTGGATGGCCCTCTGTCATGCCTTCCATCCGGGTTTTCAGACCATCGACACGTTCCTGCGCGGCTTTCAGCTTTGCCGCCGCTTCAGCAGCCGCCTTTTCAGCTTCCGACTGTCCGCCTGCGGGCTTCTTGGCAGCGGGCTTTTTCTTGGGCGCATCGCAGAACGCGGCATAGCCATCCTGAACCACATGGTTGGCGTAGCCTTCTGGCAATTGAACGGGTTCACCCACATTCATCTTTTGGTCATTCTCTGCGCCAAGGACATCGGCGGGAACGGTCGCATTGCTCTTGAAAGCAACCCACTTCTTTTTCTGTGCCATCTTCATCTCCTGTTTCGGCTGAATTCCAAAACGCCAGCGGCGCTTAGGGATGCAGCCAAAGGCCCGGCGGAAACCACCGGGCCTTGATTCACTGTCCTGAACTTGAAGCACTCAGGCGATTGTCAGCTTCTTCAGCACGCCGGGCCGGGTGCAGAGCGAAATCGCGTTCATCTGACTGTCCAGATGATAGCCCTTGTCATTGTATTTCGCCTTCATCCGGGTGTAGCGCGGCAGGCCAACAGTGTTGGGCAGGCCGTTCCAGTCGCCGGGGCCAAAGCGCGTGATGAACAGTTCAGGCACGCCGACCGGGAACACACGGGCTTCATCGGCAGCAATGAAAGCCGAACCGCCATTGGCCAAAGTCGCCTTTTTGCCAGTGCGGTAACGCTCAAACGTTACTTTGCCGACGCGGAAGACATCGGGCGCACCGTCGCGCAACTGATAGCCTTGATTGTCGGCAAGGAAGGTCTCACGCACTTCTTTTTGTTCCCAAAGGGCGTCATGGAAGTCGCGGCCACACATCGCATGAATGTGGTCATAGGCTTCATCCAGTTCGTCTTCGACAGCATAGACCACATCCTTTTTGATCTTACTGGCGATGCCCGCCACTTGATTGTCGATGCCAAGTGCAATCGGCGCAGGCACCGCAAGGCCGAAGCGGTCATACAGATTGTGCAGAACCTTACCCTTACCGGACAGGATGATGCCCTTGATGGCACCGACGCGCTGGTGTTCCAACGTCGCATCCAGCGAACGCGCATGACGCTGCAGCTTGGAGTCGACGCGGTTTTCCATCACTTCCAGTTCGTCATCGGACCCAAACATTTTGACGCCCTGAATTTCGTCAGCATTGACGGAATCGGGGATTTCAAAGTGGTCGATTTCGAAGGTGATGCGGCGGCGGTCTTCGCTGTCATCCAGCGCATTGCCAGCCGATCCGCGCGGCGTCGGCTCGATCAAGTCCAGCTTGCCGTCCTGTTCTTCGACCTTGATGGCATCGGTCGAAACGCCATCTTCATCGAACAACGGCTCGTCACCGACGCGCAACGCCCCGACTTGACCGGGGACAAACGGCTGTTTGTTGATAGCCGCCGTCAGTTCAACAATGGTGAATTCATCTTCCATGGGTGCCTCCTTAGCGCACGCGGATGCCGACAGCGTTCAGCTGCGCAACCTTGGCATCAGTTTTGGTTTGGTCATCCACCGATGCGTCAAACGACAGCATGGGCAGCTTGGCTTCAGCGTCACGGTCAATGGCCGTGACTTCCACCGCTTGGTCCGTGGCATCGACACCATAGGCCAGAATAGCCATGGCGGTCTCGGCACCCTCTTTCCCGGCCACTTCGGCATCAGGTGAGGCAACATATTCGTCGGTCCCGGCAATTTTGCCAATCACCGTGCCAGCGGCCATTTTGCCAGAGCCGTTTGCGATGGTGACGATGCTGCGCGAACGGCGACCTGCGGCCTCCGACAGCAGAAACGCCAGATTGCGGGTTTGCATGGTTGCACTTTCCATGGCTTATGCCTCCTTTCCGGAACGGCGGGCGGCATAGATGCCCCCGGTGTTGATGGTTGCCTTGGCTTTCTTGCCGTCACTCGGTGCGGGTTGCGCCAAGTCCGCTGCAGCACTGCGGCTGGCCTGATACCCAGCAGGGTCCGGCGCATCGTCGCCTTCAGCCTTGGGTGCGTCCGACGCTGCGGCCTGCAGCTTCGCAATCGCGCCTTCAGCAGGCATGTCAGTTTCATAGGCAAGGTCAGCCGCCAGCGTCGGAAACGCTTTGGCCTCTTCGCTGGTCATGATGGCCTTAATGCGGGCCTTCACATCATCAGCGCCGGTCACATCAGTGCCCGATGCCGGAGCCGGATTGGCGGGTGCCGCACCCGCCGCTTGTGGTTTTGCCATGGCCGGTTTCTCCTCTTCATGGTCCGGGGGTTGCACGGCAGACGCCGCTTGGTGTGCCGCTGCTTCGAAGGACCACTTTTCCTTCTTCGCCTTGGCGACGAGTTTCTTGGGGGCTTGGGCGTAAACCCGGTAATCGAAAGCAGCGACCGCTTTGGCGCGACCACCCTCCGTCGCCGTGGCAAACCCACGTTCAACAGCTTCTTCACCGGTCAGCCAAAGTTCAGCCTTCATCTCTTCGCGGATGTCATCAGCGTCTTCGCCCGACTGTTCCGCGTAGATGTCAGCCATCAGGTCAGCCAGTTTGTTCAGCTGGTCGGTCGATTTTTCATGGTCACCCGCATTGCCCCAAGTGAATTTGGCAGGGTCATGAATCATCATCAGCGCACCTGACCGCATGGTGATGGTGTCACCAGCCATGGCGATCACGGACGCAGAAGACGCAGCAATGGCATCGACCACAACAGCCACTTCGCCACGATGGGCCTGCAGGGCGTTGTAAATCGCAATGCCGTCGTCGGTGTAACCACCGCCGGAATTGATGCGTACGGTGATGTCAGCGTCCCGGCCAAGCATCGCCAAAGCGTCGATGACTTGGGTTGCCGTGAACCCTTCATCCCAAAAATCTTCACCGACGAACCCGTAAAGAACGAGTTCGCCATCCACCAAGATGGTCATTTCAATCTCCTTGTCTGTCAGGTCCAGCGAACGCGCTTGGCGTATCTGGTGCGCCTTGCACCGCCCTTTGTCCGGGCGCATTCGGCCTCATATTGAGCGATCAACTTGGAAAGCCGCGCATCATTCGCCCGCATGAACGTGACTTCTTCGCCGTCGATGCGCACGGTTTCACGCACACCGCCGGTCGCCAGCTTCAGCTGCATCTTTTTGAGCGCCGCCAGAACATCGCAAGGGCGGGTGATGTCGATGACATCTGCGCCGATGCGCACGGTATTGGTCACGCTCATTCAGTCGCCTCCAGCTCCAGAACCGGCTGTGCAGAACGGGCCGCATAGGGCGATTCCATTCCCTCTTCGACGTAACGCTGATGCAAGCGCTGCCGACGCTCAAACAGCGCGTCAGCATCAATGCCCAAGTCACCGGTTTCGTCTTCGACAGACGAGGTGCCATTGCGCATGCGCTCTGAAGACGCTTTGGCAGATTTCAAATCATCAGCCGTTGGCTTTGGCGGTCCCTGCCAGTTCGCAACGCACACACGGTCACGATTTGCCCGGAAGACGCGATAGCCACCCTTGAACGGAATGCGGCCTTCGCCAATTTCTTCATCAAGCCAATTGCCATAGACAGCCTGACACATAGGCGCGGCGATGCGCTCCCGTCGCCGCATCACAACCGACCAGATGCTGGAGTTTTCCATCCGCACGCTGGAATAGGTCGCCTTGGAATAATCCATGGTCAAACCGCCATAGGAGCAGCCGATGGTTCGCGCCATGTCGCGGGCGAGACTGTTTGAGAACGGCAGGAAATCCTGCCCCGGAACCCGCGCCGTTTCCAGCCCCAGCTTTTCACCCGGTCCAAGATGGGACACTTGGGGGTCAGCCCCAACCGAAATTTTGCTTTCAGCGGCACGGTCCAACTGCGCACCAAGGAAATCCAGATATTCTTGGCCGTATGCCTTCCCGACATCCCCACCTTCTTCCTTCAGAACCTCCAAAGCCTCATAAGCATCTTGGCTTGGTGCTTCGCTGGTCAGCGTGATGGCAAACACGGTTTGCAGAATAGCCATCTGCAGCGTTGCATCATCCAGCATTTCCGCTTGGATGTGCTTGCGAAAGGCCGGGGCCAATTGCGAAATCCCACGAACATCCGTGGCATCCATTGGGTCAAAGATGTGCATAACCAATGGTCGGCCATCAGCATCAAAGGCAGCATAGTCGCGCTTGCTTTTCACCCCACCTGACGTGGTGTGGAACCGGTAGGATACGGGACGACCTTTGCCGTCATGGCGGACACCCTGATAAAGTCCTTCAGTCGGGCTGGTATCCTGAACCAAGCGCGACGGCGGAACCAAACACAGTTTTGTTCCACTGGTGATGCCATAGCGGGCGCGGTCTGGTGACGTGAAAAAATCAAAGACGCCGGTCGCCTCACCATAGGCAATATGCCAGCGCAACCCGATGTCCACCATCTGGGGTCCGGTCAGTTTGCCACGCATGTCGCATTCGCGGGCGCTCTTCCAGAATGACTGCCAACGCTTTTTGACCAAACGAATCCAGTCAGCCTTTTCTTTGTCGTCATAGCCCAGCCCAGACAAATCCGGGTCAGGAGCGATGGTCAGGCCAACCCCGACCGTATCCGCCAGAACTTGGTCGGTTGCACCCTTCAGACGCCCGGAGTTCTGAATAAGGTCCATGGCCAGACCCGCAGCCCGCTGCCATGACCGGCGCACATCCTCACGGTGACTGGTCAGCGATGCTGGACGCGAGGCGATGACACCACTTTTGGTGTCGCGCAGGTAACGAGCGGTTGGACGCGCCGACTTTGTGGCCGCGACCAAAGGCGTTCCATCTGGCTTGATAAGTCCGCTCATCGCGTTCTGTTTCTCCACTTCGACCGGGCCTGCGCTTTTGCGTCAGGCGGGGTCGGTTGCTCTTCCGGTTCAGTGTCCTGCGCATCGGCACGGGTTGCCATCAGCAGGTCTTCGAAATCGCCCTGAACATCTTCCGGTGGACGTTCGCGGTCAGCCATTAGCTTGTCCCATTCGGTATCCGGAAGGTTGCGAACCCCCAGACGGATGGCGGCAGCTTCGGCTTGCAAATGAGTGTCCAGCCCCTCGTTCGCTTGGGCCGGGTCTTTCACCCAAAGGTAACGGGTGAAGCCCGATTTCGCCTTTTGGGCCTTGCGCGTTTCTGCGGTCAGCTGACGGTAGAATTCATCTTCCAGCCCCTTTGGCAGCGCGATGAAACCACGCTCTTCCGGGTCGGCTTTCTTCAGGTTTCGATACAGGCCCATCTTCAAAACCGACGATGCGAAGTTGAAGAAACGCTTCGAATACCGAACCAGCTTGCCCCGGCGGTTTCGCTCTTTCTTGACCTGCGCCAACAGCGGCGCACTTTCTGGATGCACACCGCGAACCATGATGACGCGGCTTGCCGGATGCCGACGCGCCCAATCCCACACATCTTCGGTGTAGGCGTTGCCGTCGATGGCCAGCAGGTCGATTTCAACCTTGCGGCCATAAGCATTCCGAAAGCCCTGCTTCAGCAAGCCGTTCAGTTTCGTCTGACATTGTTCGTCAGATATGTGCCCGGTAAACACGCCATATTCCACGATGGCGCGGCGCTTATTCTGCCCCCACGCAACCACCTGCCATTCAACGCGGTCACCCTGACAGTCAACGCCGCACGTGACGAGAGGATAACCTGCGGGAATGGTGCCGTGGGCATAATCCGATTCCGACGCTCGGTCGCGGATGTCTTCCCAAGGCGGCGCTTCGCCCAAGACGCGATAGGCTTTGCCCACCACGTCATTCCAGAAAGTCTGTTCCTTTGGCGGGTCGCCCTTGGCAGCAAGCCAAGCCCGCGCGATCCGCTCGAATGACTGCAAAGGCGAATAGGCCGACCAAAGATAGAACGAACGGTGATACCGCTTCTGACTTGGGTTCGACGCCCGCCACTCCACATGCGGAATGATTTCGGCGCGGTGATGATCCTCTATTGCGCAACCGCAATCTGGACCCTGACAGGTGAAATGCGCACGTTCCGGATGCTCTTCATCCAGACCTTGCAGCATGTTCTCCCATTCCAGCACCTGCATGAAACCGCAGTGTGGGCAGGGCACGTAAGGAAACTCTTGCGACCCCGCTTCAAAGTTGTTCGTGATCCGGCACCCCGGAATGACCATGGGTGTCGAAATCTTGAATATCTTGGCGAACTCGCGACCCTGACTGCGGCTGTCCGCTTGGTTTTCCGGGTCGCCCGCGCTGTTCATATCCCACTTGGCAAGGTCATCCTGAACCTGCCGGGACATGGACACCTGACTAAGAGAGGCGGGCGAGTTGGCCCCTGAAATCAGAATGGCACCGCGACCGTCGCGGCGCTCTTTGTAGAAAACCGAATCCTGCCCATCACGAGCCTTCATCGGGAAGATACGCCGCAACGCCGATGTGCCTTTCAGCATCGGCTGCAGTTTCATCTTCGACCAACGGCGGGCATTCTCTTCGGTCGGGTGGACGTAGAGAAAATCGCCGGGGTCCATATCCATCGACCCGCCGGTGAAAATGTTCGCCAGAACCGTCCCGCCCAGCTGTGCCGACTTCGCCAATGACGTGATGCGGCATGGGTCTTCCGGTGACAGCGCCCGCAAGATTTCATCGAAATAGCGGAACCGCTGGCGGTTGTACGGCCCGGAAAACTCACTTTCCCGTTCCGAAAATTCAATGTTCTCTTCAGCCCATTTCAGATAATCGACTGGCGGCGGCGGGTCCAAGACATCCGCCATCACATCGTAAACCATCCATTCCGCGCTGGTGACAGCGACATCCAACATCAGGCATCAAGCTCCACGTTCGTGGTGACCTCCTTTGGCGTCTGTTCAGCAAGCGCCCGCTGCTTCATCGTCGCCGTCTTACGCACATTGCGGAATTCGTTCTTCAGCAGGTGCAGTGCATCGCGCTGCGGAACATCAAACTGAGACGCAAGAGCCGCCGCGAAGTCGGTCAACGCACCTTCGAAAATCTGCATCATCATGCCAGCCACACGGGTCATCTGTTCCCGTGCATCATCTGCAGACATGAGCATGCCTTGCCGCAAAGCCTCTTCGGAGGCACCAATCCGGTTTTTGCGCAGCTGTTCTTCAAGCCGCGCAGCAATCAACAAGTCCTGAACCGAATTGCCCTTCGGCTGGACAACCGCAGGAGCATCAGCCGCCGCTTCAGGCGCGGCCTCCGAATGCCCTTCGCTTGGAAGCTCCAGTTGCGCGGGCGGGTCTTCGGCTACGGGGGGGGACGCTGGTGCCGCGCCATCAGGCGCAGCCGTGCGGGTGCCGATGCCATTGCCAAGCGACTGCCCAAGGTCGCGGTTCACGCGCACCTGTTCAACCGCGATGTGAAAGATAACCTTGCCCTTTTTGCCGGGCTTGGTGAACGCATCATCGCGCAGGATGTCTTTGGTTTTCCACTGACTGACAGCCGCGCGGCTAACACCCATTTCCCGTGCGAATTCCGCCTGTGACAATTCCCTTTGTGCGGCTTCCATCTTTGCCCCGTTCAGTCCGTGGCCGGTCGGGCTGATGTGTTAAGCACCCGGCGTTAAGCGAACCCCCATGTGTTAAGGCTTTCAAAAACCCGTCTGACTACCGAACCCTCGGGCGCTTACCGCACCGCGTGCCGCCCGGACGGGCTACGGTCCCTAGTCCTGTAAAGGCCATCAAAGGCCCAACGACCGGCTGATTTCGTGATCCAATCGACGCGGCAACTGTTGTTCCACTGTGCGTTCAAACGCATCGCGGGTCGCACCGTCCACCATCTCTGCCGGGATGACCACGCCGGACTTCTGCTTTTCCAAGTCCGTGCGATTGCCCACCCGAAGGAAGACATGACCGCCCATGTTCAGAGCCACACGGCCACGGGCAAAGCTACCACCCTTCAGGAACGTGCTTTCGTACAACTGGCGCTTGCCTCGAACGAACGCGGTCACGCCCTTGCGTGTCTCACGCGGCTTGAAGAACTTCAGGGACACATCCCCGCCAGCCGCCGTCATGGTGTAGTTCAGGTCGGCCCATGTGGACCGCTTCACCTTCACCGCCTTGCGGATGGTCTTCTGTGGTAGGCCCGTTTGCTTGGCTAGCGTGCGCACCACTTGGGTTCGCGCCATATCGCCTGTGCGGTTCAAAGCGCGGTTGACCGCCTTGGGCGCGTCAGTCCCCAAAGCCCCCAGCATGTTTTCGAACTGCTGCAGGCCCTTCACATCAATGTCGCCGACGCTGAACATCACGGCCTCCAGAATTGAACTGAGTGCGGGCCTGTGAGTGCCGGATGAATTCTCCCCAAAAGTGCCGAAGTAAAAATCCCCAGTTTGCATGCTGAGGTGTTTTGTCTGGGGGGCATGCCCCCCAGAGGAAACG